AGCAATCGGCGGCAGCAAGAAGGCACAAGACTTCATGGCCGCACAGTCGCTGACAAATGCTGAAGGCGGCTTTTCTGTTCCCCAGCCGTTGTCGGACCAACTCATCAACCTCGTTGAAGAATACGGCCACGCGCGGCAAAGTTGTCGTCGGGTTGTCATGAGTTCTACGACTTGGAGCGTTCCCAAGATTGCTGGACACAGTGTCATTTACTATCCAGCAGAAGCTGCTGCAATCACTGAGTCAGACCTTACTTTCAGTCAAATCACTTTGACTGCCAAGAAAATGGCTGGCCTTGTGAAAATGTCATCTGAAATTTCTGAAGATAGCATTTTGTCAATGCTTGATACAGTGATCGAAGATTTGGCATGGGGATTCAGCAAAGCGGAAGACGACAATCTCTTCACTGGTGGTTCCATCTACACAGGTGGCATCGAAGGTGACGCAAATGTTGCTGACACCAATGTTGCATCAGTTGGAGCACTTGCTCTTACTGACCTCACCGCAATGGTGGTTGCCAGTGGTCAAGAGCGTGGACTGAATCCTAAGTTCTACATGAACCCAACTCTGTGGAACGGTCAGGTTCGTGACCTTCTCAACGCTGCTGGTGGAAACGCTAGTGCAGACGTTGCTGCTGGAGTTCAGCGAAGCTTGTTTGGTTACGAGGTTGTTCTTTGCAACGCTGTGCCGGGTGCTTCCTCAACGACTTCCGGTGACCTGCTTGCAGTCTTCGGTGACCTCAGCGTTTCTCACTACTTCGGTGATCGTCGTCAGTTGAGCTTCAAAGTGCTCGACCAGCTTTTCGCGGTCAACGACCAGGTGGGCGTGGTCTGCACGAGCCGCATTGATATTGCTGCTGCTGCACCTGAAGTTCTCTCCAAGATCACTATTACTTGATCATGAGAGTTAAAATCTTAAAGCCCTGCCTTGGTCATCAAGTCGGGGCCGTGGTGGTCATTAGCAACATTGGTGTTGCGAAGACTTTAATATCATTTGGCAATTGTGTGGAAGTCAAAGATGACGACAGACTGGACTCTGATACGAACGTCAGCACCAAGCGTGCTGCCGGTAAGTCTAAGCGAAGTAAAGTCTCATCTAAGACTAAGCTCAAGTGATACCACTCATGACGCTAATCTCACGCTGCTAATTGAGGCAGCGGTGGAGCGTCTTGAGCAAGACCTTGACCGTCAGGTCATTACAGCAGACTTTCGCGTTACCCGGTTTAACTGGGGCAGCGACACTGCTGAGGTCAAACTAAACAAAAAAGCAGTTTGCTCAATCACAACTGTAAAGTACGTCGATGTTGACGGTAACACTATCACTCTTGATAGCGACGACTACATCTTCGACAAGGGAAGATGTAGCATCTTCCCAGCAGCAGGCACAACATGGCCTGAAGTCCTTGCAGACGACCCCAACGGCGTTGTAATCGACTTTTGTGCCGGATACGGGCCAAGTGCCGACTGCGTGCCAAGGCTCTTTAAAACAGCAATCATGCTTGGTGTAGGCAAGTGGTTTTTTGATCCTGCTCAAGAGGGATCTGCACTGCATAGCCAAGAGGTTGCTTACGAGCGTATTGTTGCTCTTCTCGCGAGGTCGTCCTATCCATGAGTATTAGAAAGAGGATTGGATTCAGACGACACTCGGCAACATTTTATCGGCATGATGGTACGGTTGATGCCTATGGTCAACCAACATACGCAGATGACAGCTCGTGGACTGCAATCTCGTCAGGATGGCCTTGTGAGTTAGTCACAACGGTCGGAGGCGAGGTGCTCCGAGGACGCATGGTAACTGAGAAAACAACTCATGTTGCTTTTGGTGAGTTCTTCGGGATCGGTGAGATTACAGTCAAGGACAGATGCATCATCGATGGAGTGAAGTACGGAATCACAAACACATCTGATCCCGATGGGATCAGCATGGAGATTCGCGTTGAACTCAGAGGTGAAAACAACTCATGAGTTATGCAAAACGTGCTGCTCAGGCAGCGGCAAGAATTGTAAACGAGAAACCGGGTCGCAAAGGCAAGAAGGGTGTTGTTCAAAACATTTTGTCTAACGATAAAGAACTTAGGCAAATGATTGATCATTTGCCCAAAGAGCTTCATCGCAGAGTATGTACGGCAGCGGTCAAAGCAGCGGCTGAGATTGTTGAAAAAGAAGCGTCTAAAGAGATTGCATCTGTTGGAAGAAGAAATATTCCCTACACAGGCAAGCTTGGAAACTCACGCAAGACAGGCACGCGAGAATCGTGGTCAAAGAAAATGGCCGCTAGCAGAGTTGGTCCTGCCGGAAATGACATGAGCAAAGCGGTTACACGCAAGATGCTCAAGTACAAGAGGAAAGCACCTAGCACAGCAATCGTAGGAACTGACTATTACCAATACAACTTCGGTCACATTCATGAACCGCGAGTAGGCGAAGGCCCAGCAGAACACATTATGTGGGGCGACTGGACAGGCAAAGACCACATGAAACGCCCTTGGCTTACTCCTGCTGCCAAGTCAACTATTCCGCTTCAGCGGCAAGCAATGATTACAATCATCAAAGCACGCATGAAAGGGTTTTTCAAGTAATGAGTGTTGCTACCGCTGTTCGACAAATCATTGCTGACGATGCAACCGTGACATCTCTGGCAGGAAATCGAGTCACTGTTGACTTCATTCCTGAAGACTCAGTCATGCCTGCATTGCTGCTGTATATCGTTTCAGAATCGGCTGAAGACTGCCTAAGTGGGTTTGTTGGATTTGAAACTGCGAAAATTAGAGTAGAATGCTACGGCGAAACACGCAGTCAAGCTGATGCACTCCACGCAGCTGCAAGGGCAGCACTCAACGGTGAACGCGGAGTTTATGACAACACGTTCATTAAAGGCATCGGTCAGGATACTGGCCGAGTCTACTTAGTCGATAAACCAAATGACGGGACAGATCACTGGCTGTTTCGCACGATTCAAACCTTTGAAATCTCTTACAACTCATTTTAGAGAAGAAAAAATATGCCGTACCAAGGAATGACCGGACAAGGCACTACTGCCGTCCTGACGACCAACGCTATCACTGGATGCGTTCGCAGTCTTACGTTGCCTGAGTTGACTCAAGACAAGATCGATGCATCTTGCCTCGATACAACTGGATTCATGAAGTACATTCCAGGTGACCTTACTGATCCCGGTGAGTGCCAGCTTGAAATCATCTTCGATCCAACTTTCGACTTTGATTCCATTGTTGGAGTTCTCGATACTTTGACTATCACTTTTGCAATTGGCGACTCGTCAAACACAACCAATGCAACTTTGATTGGCACTGGTTTCATTACCAATTACAGTCTCCCAGACTTGAGCACTAACAACCTTGCAGTCGTCAATGTGACGTTTGCTTTTGACGGTCAAACTGGACCCGCATTCACAGTTGAGTCGTAATCATGAACGTCGAACTTCTCCCCTGCGAAGGCAAGAACCTAGCAACAGGCGCAAAGGAGGTATTCAAGCAATACCGAGTTGTCGTCGATGGTACTTTGGTTGGCTACAAGTCTTGGGGGTTTGGAAGCTCGATATGTTTCGTTGGCAGGGTTTCTCCAGTGGATAAAACCTTGATTGAAGAAGAAGTCAGTGCTATCCTTGGCGACAGTTCCAGTGGCGTGATGCCACCGGAGTTTGACCCAGACGACTTGCCTGAAGAGGATTACAAAGATGACTTCCCTGACGAAACAGTTACTGCTTGATCACTGCAAGATTGAGGTCAAAGAAGTAAACATCGAAGGACTTGGCGTCTTGTACGTCAAGCCTTCGAGTGAGCTTCAGAGATCAAAACGAATTGCAGACATGTTCGACAAGAACGGCAATTTGACCAACGAGTCAAAGCAAAGACGCAGGGTGAATTTGATCATTGATCACATCTGCGATAAAGATGGCAAAGCAATGTTCAACGAAGGTGACTCAAAAGACTTGCTGGCTCTTGATGGCAGCAAGCTTGATCCGTTCATTGAAGCAGTAATGCTGATCAATGGGGAACTTGAGGGAAACGACGAGGCCGAGTAGATCGGCTTGTGAAGCACTTCGACAAAAACTTTAGGTTGCGTTGGGTGTTCAAGATTTGTCAGAAACTGG